ACCGACTTGCCTACCGAGTAGGAATGTTAGAGTCGAAAATCCGTGAAATTTGTACTATGATGCAGATTCAATCTGAAGATCACAAAACTGAAGTAACAGCATTGAAGAAGCAGATTGATAATTTAACCTGAAGGAGTAGTAATGAAAGTCTATCAAGCAATCAACGCAGTTCAAGGCGAATTAGCCAAGATTGGCATCAGCAAAAATCACACAAACTCACAAGGCTCTGGATACAAATTCCGTGGCATTGATGACGTTTATAACGCGATTGCGCCATTGATCGCTGTCCGTGGTCTTTGCATTCTTCCTCGAATGATCTCTCGCACAGCAACAGAAAGAACCTCGGCAAAAGGTAGCCAGCTTTTCTATGTCACCGTCGAGGCAGAGTTTGACTTTGTTGCCGTCGAGGATGGCTCTAAGCACGTAGTTCGCACGTTTGGCGAGGCAATGGATAGCGGAGATAAAGCAACTAACAAAGCCATGTCAGCGGCTTACAAATACGCTTGTTTCCAGGCGTTTGCAATTCCGGTTGATGGCAACGACTCTGAAAAAGATTCGTATGAAATCAAGAAAAACAAGATTGACAACAACCGTCTGTCAAAAGCGATTGAGCAAATCAAACTCGGAAACTACACCACAGACAAGCTGCGCCGTGACTTTGATCTGACCGAAGTACAAGAGGCAACTTTGGTAGGAGCACTTGCAAATGATTGAACAAGGTAGCGAAGCGTGGTTCAAAATTAAAAACGGAAAAGTGAGCGCCTCACGCATGTCTGATCTTCTCGCCAAGACCAAATCAGGTACAGCAGCCGCAAGTCGGGCGAAATACATGGCTCAGTTACTTTGTGAACGAATGACTGGTGAGCCAACCGAGTTTTTTACATCACAAGCCATGCAAAGAGGAACAGAAATTGAGCCAATCGCCCGAGCAGCTTACGAAGCAGAAAACCTTACCTCAGTCGAACAAGTCGCTTGGGTCGAGCATCCGACTATTCCGATGGCGGGATGCTCACCTGATGGTCTCGTGGGAGAACACGGTCTCGTTGAGATCAAGTGTAAAGAGATTCACAATCACCTTGATTCGATTCTGAACGACAGGATTGACCCAGACCATCAGGCTCAAATGATGTGGCAAATGTGCGTCACGGGTCGCCAGTGGTGTGATTACGTCTGTTTCGATGATCGCGCACCAGAGGGTCTTCAGTTGTTCGTCAAGAGGTTGCATCGTGACGAAGAAAAAATTAAACAAATGGAGGATGAGGTTAGGACATTCTTAAAAGACCTAGAAAGTATGATTCAAAAACTCAATGAGATTAAGGAAAAAAATGGCAAGCGTCTGTAAAGTTCACTTGGTAGGCAATGTTGGTCAAGACCCTGAAGTGCGTTATAGCGCGGCAGGTAAACCCATTGCAAACGCAACACTAGCCACCACCTCGCGCAGGAAAGACAAGAATGGCGATCTGATCGAAAGCACAGAGTGGCATCGTCTGACCTTCTTTGATAAGCTGGCTGAAATTGTTGGTCAGTACATGAAGAAGGGAGCACTCGTCTATGTCGAGGGAACAATCAAATACGAAAAGTATCTAAACAAGAAAGGAGTGGAGATCAATTCAACTTCAATAATTTGTAGCGAAATGACAATCTTGAAGCGTCCAGAGAATAAGGAAAAGCCCGAATATGAAGGCTTGCCAAAACTTGAAGACGATGACGAATCCGTACCTTTTTAAGGAGAAATTATGATTGAACGTGAAGAAGTATCTCCATATGTTGAGATGAATGAAAGAATAAAATCTCATAACGAAAAATTAGACAACATCCTAAAAGAAAAAGCAAAGCAATCTGCTGACCCTTGGATTCATCGGTCTTCCGGTATGCGTTGCAAGACCTGCATTTGGTTTGTCAAGAAAGAACCAACCAATCATTTAAGTCATACTGGTCAGTATGAACTTGGTCGCTGCCGCCGTCATGCACCAACAATGAACGGCTATCCAGTTGTCTACATGACAGATTGGTGTGGAGATCATCGTCTTGATGAAAACAAGGTATAAGGAGTGAAAATGAAACTTGAACTTGAAGAAAACGAAATTGTGTTCTTAATGAACGTCTTGGGAGAACTTCCAACGAAGTCAGGGGCTTTCCTGTTGCTTCAAAAAATTGGGCAGCAAAAGGCTGCACAAGAGCAAAAACCAGAGTAAACTTAACTGAGGGAAAGCGGATACTGTGCCGGTTGCAATCAAACGCTTCCGACTTAGCGCACAGACGTAGCGAGTACCTCACCTTTTAGGAGTAGCAATGAAACTTTTTGATCTTTTTAAACGAGCACGTTCTGATGATCCAGTCACATCTTTTGAGGCTGCTGAACAAGTCAAGCCAGAAAAACATTTCCAGATGATCCTAGAGTGCCTTAAAACGCATGGACCGCTTGGGAAGGATGGGATAGCCAACCTCACCGGATTGGAGTCGGTGGCGATCTCTAGGAGACTTCCAGAGCTTCAGACGATGGGTCTTGTCAAACTCACAGGCAAAACCATCAAATCTTCAAAAGGTCGTAATGAAAGGGAGTGGTCAGTATGAAACGAAGTGACGCAGTGCAATATTCAACAGGAAGTTTTGAGTACGAAACCGATGACGGTCCTGTCGATGTGTTTTATACGTTTGAGCCGGGCGATCCTGATGTGGGATTAGCTGATGATTACGACATCAACATCTTTGATGGTGAAGACGATATAACTTTTGATTCCGACCACAATCTTTATCTGAAGGTTAAAAGGTTAGTCCCCGATCATCATCAAAAAATGATTCAGGATTTACAAGATTAACTTGGCACTCATCATCGGCATTTTAGTGATAGGGCTAATCATTGCCCTGTCCGTCATTCTTTACATATTAGCTTGGCATGAAACAACAAAAGATTCACACGACTACAACTCTAAAAGAAAGAACGATTGAGGACGGAGACTGTTGGGAGTGGACTGGATACTGTGCAAACGGCACTCCCTCAGTGTTTCACGCAGGAAAGATGATCGGGGTTCGCAGACTGTTTACCGAGCTTCTAGGAGGGAAACTGCGAGATGGGTACTATGTCGCCAAGTGTGGGAATGGGCTTTGTGTGAATCCAGAACACACGACCTATAACGACCCAAAGCAGCACATGAAAAAAGGCAACAGGAAGGCTCTAAAAAGCCCTACACGCCGTTTAAAAATCCAGATACATAAGAGAGCCACAAACGCCAAATTAACGCAGGAAATGGCTGACGAAATCCGTTGCTCAGAAGGTCCGTCTAGGATAATCGCTGAAAAGTATGGCGTTAATAAGTCCGTGGTGTGTAGAATTAGGGCAGGGAAAGCATGGGTCAACTTATCCAATCCATTCGCGGGACTAATGTGAAAATCGCTTATCCAAATCTCCAGACTCCGACACAAGTGGAAGTTCGTCAAAAAGAAATCCACTACGAGCAGGTCTTAAAAAACAAGGTCGCTGAAGTGCTGGATAAGCAGACGCAAACCGAAGAATACAAATACTGGAAGTCGCTAGGGTCTAACGTGGACCTTTACGCTTGAATCACATCATGGGCTTCGTTGATGTGTTTAATTCTGTCAGCAAGCCCAATCGTTCCACCGTTAATTTTCTTGGTTAGACCAATCCAATCTTGGACCTCTGCCAATTCATTGCATTTGTGAGTTGACCAGAACCATCCTGCTGTCAGTGCAGCATACTTAGGCGTTCCGACAAGATCGGGGTCCATAACAAAATCGACTCCCAGAGCTTGTGAAGCGTGGAAATAGTTAGCGTGACCTGTAAGCTGAATGCAGCCACGACCGCGAAAGCGATAACCATCACCAGAGGCTTCGTCACGATTTCCCATGCGGTTTGCATAAACCATATTGGCAATCTTTTTAGGGTTTTTCTCGTATGCATTGGCAATTTCTAGTGTGGGAAATCGTTTGGACCATAGCTTCATTAAAGTGGCAGCACGATAGTTCAAATTCTCCTCAAGAATTCTGAAGTTACCGCATTCATGGGAGCATTGACCGATAAATCCTGCCTGTTGTCTGGCAGAGAGAATCCCAAAACGCTCGAATGTCTCATTCAAAGGATCAACCCATTCAGAACCGATTTTGAGTCTTTGTAATTGATTAGCGTTTACCATTCAAAACCTCAAGAACTTGATTGTAAGAATCTATACAGGCATTT